AACTCAAGCTGGGCCATGTCAGCTTCGATGACCTTACCGCCTTCCCAACGTGAGATGAATACACGTTTGACTGGGAACGTACCGCCACGTGGCATGTTCTGCATGTTAGGATTGCGACCTGACAACCGACCAGTAGAGGTGCGGTGCTGTTGCAGGTTGACATGCAGCATACCATTAGACTTAGTAAAGTCTTCTATGCCACCGACAAAACTCTTGAGGTAAGTCTCGACAGCAGATAGTCTGCGTACATTCTGTAAGAAACGTTCCGCATCCTTCATACCCTTAGACCTAGCCACACTCTCAAGGTGTACAAGATTGTCTTTGCTAGTACCCCAGCCAGCATTGCTGATCCACTTAGCTGTAGGTGCAACGAACCTCAGTCCAGCAACAGAGTTGGTATCAGTGTATATAAAGCCAGTAGCGTCACAATTAGTACATCTATTAGTTCTAGCGAATGGAGTTCCATCTTTCTTTACCTTTCGTACTTGTCCTGTACCATAGCAATCTCTGCATTGATGTGCTTTCTGTTTGAATAGTTTCTCTGAGTGCTGCGATACAGTGGATCTGTACTCAGAGTCAGGCATACGCTCATCAAATAGATCTGCCCAAACCTTCTTGTCGTATGGCTTGCGGCTGTAGATAACCATAGACAACTGCTCTGTGCTGTTGACGTTGACAGGTCTGTCACCCATGAGGTCACTGGCCTGTTCTTCCAAGGCAAACAGTAGCTCATTACGCTCACGCTCAAAGTCATCCTTAACCCTGTACAACTCTTCCATGTCAACCTTGAAGCCCCGCTGATAGATACGGGCAAGGTGTACGACAAGCTGTTGCGTCAGCTTGAGTGTGGGTATAAGACCCATAGCATCTTCGTAACGTGCACTCTGGTTCTGATACAACTGATATGTAGCCTGAAGGTCAGAGATTAGGTACGAAGATAGTTCGTCGTGTGGCATCTCACGTACTGAGTTACCATCCTTGAGCCACGCCTTGAGGCTGTCCTGCTTCTGTGTCTCAAGCTCATGTCGTTCAGCACATGCCTCAAGTGACAGAGGTTCTTTCTGTCCACGCTGCAGTATGTACTCACCCAGCATGGTGTCGTAGACAGGCCCATCATAGGTGAAGCCTGACTCCCACAACCATACTAGATCGTGTGTAGCATTGTGGGCAATGAGCAGTGTAGTGAGGTCAAGAGTATCTTGTACCATCTTGTGCCCATCAGGTGTAGGCTCTACGTCTGCATGATCAAATGTAATTACATCTGTAGTGCCGTCAGTACCTAGCATACCCACCATAACCAAAGAGTTCTCTGGTTCAAATGGATCTAGGTGTAGTTTCTTGTTACGTTTTACTGTTGTGTTTTCTACGTCGAGGGTCAGTATCATATTATCTCCTAAGTTATATTGCCATCATGCCATGTATCCCAATCATCTTCTATTCCATTCTTGTATACCTTGTCAAGATGCTCGTGAAACTTTTTATCTTCCGCAAAGGAATCTATGGCATTTATGCACTCTTCTAGTGTCAACTCGTTACGTACCATTGCATTGTGTAGGCGTATCTCACATATTGATTTTGCTGTAGTCATATTACTAAGTCTCCTTTCTGTTGCACGTTCTCTTTCCTCTTGTGTCATAGGTCTAATCATCTACCCGCTTCCTCTAAACAAAAACCACAAGTACTATTCTGCGCTGGGCCACCGCAAGTTAAACAAGTCTGCCACTTCTCATCTTCCAGACCTCTCTTTACTAATGTTACAAACCCTACGTCAAAGATAGCCATGAATGTCTCAGGGTCACACTCTACTTGTAGTGTAGCACTACCGTCCTCGTGTTCTTCTATGTCTGTTACTTTTATTTTACTCATTGTTTACTCCTATACATGGTAGCAAGATTGATAGCTTACAATACTTTGGATACTCGTCATACGTCATAGCTATCAGTACTGGTGGTGCAGCGATCAGTAAAGCTACAATAGCTGACGCCTTGATTGCACCGTTAATGTTACCTCTCATCATTCATTCTCCCTTAATGCTTTCCATGATACAGGGAACAACTTAGCCATCTCTGTGTCAATGTGACCAGCCACAACCTGTGTCTCGTACTGTGTGTCAGGCTTACAACGCAGGTTGCACATGTCAGCAAATGCATCTAAGCTACCTGACCAGTACCACTCAGTGACCATGCTCTGAGGCAGTACCATACGTGCTTGCTCTGGACACACACCATGTTCTAATAACTCGTTGTAACTGCGTAGTGTAGTGTGGTTGTAAAAATTTATGATGTCAGGATCAGGATAAGTGACCCCTTCACTACCCTGTTTAGCATCTACGCTACGTCCACGCCACTCTGTTGGCTGATAGAACTCAGGCTCATGGTCAACATACCTACGGCTGATCTCATTCCACCGTAGGAACTTATGCTTGACTAGCTGACGTGCCACAAACACAGGTGCCTTAACGTGGAAGCTGGCAAAGCAGTGCCCAAAGGGGCTGATGTGCTTGTGCTTGGCGAGGTAACGTATGAGCTTGGCATCCTTGTCTTTCAACTTAGGTGGCCCCCATACGTCACTCGTATCCATCTCGCTACGCTTACCAAAACTTACTCTTGCCGCATTAGCCACAGATAAGTCTGTACCCATGTGGTCTACGTAAAATGTTTGTATCATTTATTTACCTCGCTAATTATTATATATACTATACCGCAGATAAGAAATAACAGTATCATAAGTGCTGTCAATGCTTCTCCTATCATCCTACTCTCCCCACAAACTTAGCTATGTGGTTTACGAATGGCAATAGACTTAGTGCCATCAAAAGATTAACACCAGTGTGTATCAGTGCAATACGCAAGGTGTCTCCTCTTGGCATACCGTCAGACACTAACAGACCAGCCAACCAGATCGTACCTGTAGTACCTATGTTAGCCCCAAGCACAGCAGCCACAGCAGAAGGTAAGGGTAGCACACCTGATGCAACCAAGGCGATGATAGCTGTAGTGCTAAGACTACTACTCTGCCATGCCAGTGTCATAACGATTGCCCCAAAGAACATGTAGATAGGATTGCCCAAGAACCACTGCAAGTGATCTATGTTACCCATGCTTTTCATACCGCCGCTAAACATCTTGAGGCCAATGTAAAATACCACAAGCCCAATGCTTGTATACAAATAGTTGTTCATGCTACGTACCTTCCTATCTTGTATTCCAAATCAGTGTGCACAATACCATGCCACCCTGACAATTTGTTCTTTACCACATTGATGTGGCGTTGGTTATCTTCTTCCTCTTGCCCTTCAACTGTAGGGTTCTTAGAGATCATCAGCATGAGGTCAGCTTCCGCTGCCTTACCTGTACGTGAGCCTTCCATCATAGCTTGGTTGAGTACAACCTTACCCTCTGCATCAGCAGATAGCTGAGACATGTAGAACATGGCACACTCTTGCTGCTTGGCAATCTGCCTTGCATGAATAGCGTTAGCTTTGAGTGCTTCGTCAGGACGTGAGAAGCCAGCAGTGCGAGCAAACTTGTCACCCATGTCTAGTATAACTATGTCAGGCTTGTATGACTTGCACACAGACTCGACCCAGTTCATGTCACGTCCTGTTGCATCCTTGAACATCAACTGTGGACGTATCTTGTTGAACATAGCTAGAGCCTTGTCTCTGTTCTTAGCTACCTCATACTTGTCCATGCCAGTACATGCTGTAATGTAGCGGTGTACTACACGATGATAGCCTTCTTCATTACACATGATAACGACACGTGCGCCCTGTGCACAGAAGCCATTAGGCCCAGCTACAAGTGAGGCATGGAAGGATGTCTTACCTGTGTTAGGGCGCGCCCCTACCTCTACCAAGTGACCAGCATTGATGCCCTCAACCTTACGTGTAAGGGTTGGGATGTTGAACGTCCAACGTGTCTCAAGGTCATTGAGTGCAAGGATAGTGTCAAGGTCAATGTCTTCCCACTCCACCTTGAGGTTAGGCGTGAAGTCATCGCCGTACTGCTCAAGCATAAGGCGTAATGGCTCCAACGTAGACTTGCTGCCGTTGACATAATCAAAGCCAAGATTGGCAATGTCCTCACCAATTACCTGTTGAAATAACTTAGATAGCACCTCTTGTGCTATGTCACTGCCCATAGGTACTTCTTTGGCTACCTTGTAGAACAAGGCAGAGTACGCCTGTTTCTGTGCTGTAGTAAGTGTAGGGTTGTTAGCCATGAACAAGGCTTCGATTTCAGCAGGAGTGACGCTACGCTCGTAGGTTGACATAGCCTTGTCGATAGACTGCTTGATCTTCTGAACGTCTTTACTGAACAAGCGATCAGGACAACGTGCACCTCGATGCTCGTCGTAAAATTCCTTGTCCATAAGACTGCGGATGAGTGATAGTTCCATTATACATTATCTCCTAGTGTTGTCAGACTTAGTATGTCTGTGGGGTCACGATACTTTAGATCGTCATTGATACGTAAAACTTTTATCGTGGATACGTAGCCACGTAACTCTCTTGCGAATTGCAGTGTCTTAGGTAATGCGTCAGGGTCAAGCGCAATAATAATAGTTGAGAACTGCGACAAGTACGTCTTGTGTGCGTCAGTTAATGATGTACCCAACACTGCCACCCCGACAAATACATCACTACCAATAGCCGCTGCACTTACGCAGTCCTCAACCACTACAGCCGTTTTACCACATCCATGAGCGTAGGGCAATCTGTTTTTTCCATAGCGTTTCCACTTAGGAATACGGATGCCCAACGATCTGCCTGTAGCATCGACCATTACTCCATCGTGTATAACAGGGAACACTACACGATGTTCTTTTACATCATACATAAGACCCAATACCTTGGGGTCAAGATCCCACTTGTCACAGAAGTCACGTATCTTTAAGTGATCCCGCACCAAATAGTCTGGCTTGGAAAAAGATACAGCGTGTGTCTCTTCTGCAACAGAACCTAAGCTCTTACGTATGTCATCAGCAGATAGCTGAGTACGTGTACCACCTGACGTACCACACCCAGCCTTGTAACAGTTCCAAATAATTGATCCCATATTGTTAGTGATTGTAAACGTATTACGCCCATTACATTTAGGACATGTCATACGTTTAGTTTCACCATTAGATAGTGATATATCATTCAGTATACTGTTAATATTCATTGTATAATCTTTCTGTGTTGCTCACTTAGTTCGATTATATAAGTGATTCGTTTCGTTGTGTCAATGCATTATTTGCACTGACGTAAGTATGTTTCACATATGGTTTCACAGAAGACACATGATTGTGTCCTGTCACCGCCATGACTTGGGGCAATGATACACCTGCCTCAACCATCTGTGTTACACCAGTCCTACGCAAGTCCATAAGACGTAGCTCTTCTGGTAGTTCAGCTAACCGCATGACCCTTCTACCCACTTTGGATAGTCGTTCCATAGCATATGGTTTGTACACCCTACCCATAGGTCTAGGATGAGGTACTACGAAATGAGTAAGCGTCTGATACATAGCCCGTTGCTCCTTCAACATCTCACACAGATCATCTGATACTGGTAGTGACACGTCAGATCTACGCTTGCTCTGCTCAAGGTTAAGCCTCTTACCTTCAAGATCTAGGCTATGCCATTGTAACATACGCATGTCACCTAGTCGCTGACACCACTCGTATGCCATCTGAACAATCAGACCCACACTCCTGTACTCAAAGTCACTGTAAGCAACCTCAAGAAATCTAACCACATTGTCGTGTGTCCATACCACCTTTCGTTGAGGTGGAGACTTACGCTTGATGTTAGCCCAAGGATTATATGTGGTATGCTCCATCTGTATCGCATAGTTGTACACCCTACTTGCACAGGTTGCCGCATGATTAGCAAAACTTACACCACGTTTGACCCATTCTTCATATGCCCTCTTTGCAACCTTAGCGGTAACGTGTTCAAACTTACGACCACCCATTGTCTGGTGCAGTATGGTAAGAAAGTACCTGTAGTCCACCTTAGTTGTATCACGTAACATATTGAAATCATTAGACCTATAGTAAAAGTTAATAAGATCTGTGACCTTGCTGCTCGACTTGATATGCCCAACCTTAAGTTGTTCTTCACGCCACGCATCAATAGCCTTGTTATGCTTACGGACAATCTGACGCACCTGCTTTAGGTCACTCCCATACTCCTCACGTTTAACCAGACCCTCATCGACTAACATCTGAGGTGGGTTGAAGCGGTATGAGATCACCCCAGAGGGTGATTCTCGTTCTTGTACATAGCGTGGAAGTTTAGGCAATTATGCAGCCTCCAACTGAATGAAACGATCATCAGATACCCACTTAGATACCTCTTGCTCACGTGACCACATGCTTACAGCCTGTGTGTCATTGCCAGTGTTACGCAGGTTGAAACCATTACGCTCATCAGCATATGATGCATAGTTAGTGAAGGCAGAATATAGTGCCCACTTGTTGTGACCACGTTGTGAAGCCTCTTGCATGTATAAGCTGTACATCTTCTCAGCCTTGCGCTTAGAGTTAATCATGCTCTCAAGCAGTGAGCTTACATCTACATACTTGAGGTCAGTCTGTGCCCACACTTGCATCTTACTGGCTTCTTCGTAGAAGTCCTTACGTGCACGTGTCAGTTCATAGATAAAACTTTCCATAGTAAAGTTAGATGTATTCTTCTTACGCACCTTGTCATACTCTCCACGTATCATGCCATTGGTACAGTAGAAATCAATAGCACCAAAGTAAACTTGGTTGCTGCATGATCCATCAATACCATGTAATGATATAATACGATTGCCAATCTCTGTAGTATGCTTGTCTGTTTCAACAACAGTTTTCATGTTAGGCAGGGTGATGTCGAGCATAGCCCATGCCCCATTACGTGCGGTACGCCAGTTCATCTGGGCATCTTTCACCTCATCAAAGGATAGTTCATCTGTCACTGTGTCAAGGACACCACGATAGAAGTCACCATGTGATGCACAGGTAAACGTGCTACCTACCACGCCAAGGTATTCACCTGACGTAGCATTGATGACATACTTCTTGTCCTTTACTTTGGTAGGTTCAAACTCTACATCAAAGTCCATGTACTCAGGGATGATGTCATCATTAATTATATCAAAAGCCATACTATTATCTCCTTATGTTTAGTATGCGGCAACTGTGCCATAGTTATGTAGGGGATACTACCCCTGTACTAGTAACGATAAGCTATTTGTAGAACAGGTGTGACCCATAAGTCACAGTGTACTCTAGTTTGTCAGCCCAGTAGGGCCGTACATAGTTTGCATGGTAGTGCGTGGCACCTAATGTGATGTCCGTCACGTCACCCTGCATTACATCTGCTGCTACCATCTGGGCATAGGCCCATGCATACGGCTCACGTGGTCTGTCGGATCTACCATCACAGTACCAACTGAACTGACAGGTGCCATCACTACGTGACTGCTTGACCACAGAGCATACATCATCTGGGAATTTGTCATGCTGTACACGATTGATGACCACATGAGCTACGGCATACTGCCCTGTCATGGTATCACTACGTGCCTCAAAGTATACGTTCAGTGCAAGGCACATCAATGCTGCTTCAATCATTTAGTATTCCTCTTGGGTAAGGGTGTGTCTGACCAATCATCACAGGGGTCATCCGTTGGCACTGGCTTCTTCTCCTGATGTGTAGACTGATATAAATATACGTGTTCCATCGCCATCGCTCTCGCTGTCTGAGATGAGGCGCACTTCATTACCTGCATCTGCATATTGCTTTAGCTTTTGTATGCTAATGCGTCTATCACCTCGCTTGCCGCTGCGATAGAATGTGATGTCAGCCTCTGTGCCATCAATGTATTCGCCTGTGATAGTGAACTTGTTACGTTCAAATCTATCTTTCTCAGAGTTATAAAACTGTTCTGTAAAAAACTTGTCGGTATAGTCCATACCAAAGTCTTCTAGCAAAAAACTTTGAACAGTTTTGTTGGCGTCAATGATACTCTTATCAAGCATCGTGTTAGTCAGTTTTATTCTAGCGTCTGTCATTGTAACCTCATTGGTGTTTCATATACATATTCTATGTCTTTGTATTCTTCTGCCTCATACTCTTGGCAGTCGATAAACTCTACGTTGGTTGCATCCTGATGGGCATGACGCGCCATCAAGATTGCAAAGTTAGCTGCATCCGACCAAGAATTAACAGCAGGATAGGTATCATCTAATGCAATGATACTATCAACACCATCAATCTGTAGGTGGATCTCATAAGATTTAATGCTTGGCATTGTAGTACCACGCACGTTCATCATTAGGTAACACATATTCTTTCCAATGTGCGGGTCTATCTGCATACTCATCATGTTTCTGTGGCTTAAAACTAAAAGTTTCTTTCAGTCTCCACGTTTGATGTCGTAAGTCACGTAATGTGGACAGGTCTATGTCAAACGTTTCTGATGCCTCATCTAACATACTGTCTAACGCAATGTACAACTCAAGCATTTCTTGTGCTTTGTCCTCTTGAAGTAGGTATGTTAGTTTCTCTGGTGTTTTTTTCTTAGTCATATTGTACTCCTTTTCTTATTACATCATTATACTCATAGGGGTGTTCTTCCCACTCTCCACCCATAGGTAGATTGATTTCGTCTTTTATACAATCCGCAAAGACATCGTACCCATCATAGCACCAACCGTCTTTGTTAGACCACCCTTGCTCGCCATCTTCTTTGTTTATTATAATATAATTCATGGTCTTGCTCCTTCTGCATATATGTATGGTCTGTTGACGGTATTATACACTACCATACTTGGTTGTATTCTTAGCATTGCACGTTTGGCTGAAAGGACAGGTCTTACGCCCTCTACATCAACGAATGTATCCCATTTGTAAGGGTTGTATGACACAAGTGAGTAACCCAAATAGTCTGGATCAAAATCGTTAAACACTGTTATGTCACCACGTACAAAGGCATGTACATTTTTCTTGCCCTCACGCAGTACACGCTCACGTCCTGCCTTACGTACTACAAACGTAGGATTGTCTATGTGTACTTCATCAGTGTGAAGTATCACCCTGCCCGTCTTACACGAACGAACAGACCATATGTATTTGTGTAGATTGAAATATACTTCAACTCTCATCTGACTTACCTTTCAGTCGAAGGGTGTGAACAATAGGTATATCATATTAACCTGTCTTTTTCAACTGCTGATCCACATCATCCAAGAAGGTGATCAGGATCTTACGCATACGCATCAACTTGCCACGCTCCATGTTATACTTGCCTTCGATCATACCAAGGTCTTTGAGTACCTTGACACGATAGGCAATGCGGTTTGGATACTCATTGAGTACCTTGGCAATCTCAGCCATAGTCATCTCACCCCAAAGCTCATTGATAACCTCGTCAATTACAGCGTAATTGTAAGTGTACTTACGTGCCTTACTCATGTGGAATGTATGGTTTGCATACAATTCTGGGTGTGCTGTTTTTACTACGGGTGCTGTTGCTGTTGAGTTAGTCATGTGTATATCTCCTTAAGATATTTTGTTTGAACGATAGTTAGTTACGCTATTGCGTAGAGTTAGTTTACGTGAACGATCTTTCTTTCTGTCAATCTTCCACGCTTGCCGCCTTCGATTAGGTCCAACGTTGGACTTAACCTTAGTCATCTTGATGAAGTTTTGCATTTCGTATCGCATGTTCATTCTCCTGTTTGCGGTTACGTTTAGCCTTGCCACCTTTCTTAGGCGGCACGACCTGTGGGGATTTTCGCTCCTGTAACATAGCCTTTGCCACAGGGTTACGGTATGTTACAGAAGTTTTCTTAGCCATGTTCAAATCCATATGTTACACATTCTACGTGATACCTAGACACAACGTCACCAGTATCTAAGGCACGATTAGCACGATTGCCAGCCACATAATCGCACCAAGTATCCCACCAATATTCAGCGCCTTCTTTTTGGCAAAGCTCAACGTAGTCCTCTACCTTGCGGCGTACTGTCGCAGGTTTCATACCTGATGGCGGTGTCGATACGGCGCTGGGCTTTAGGCCAAGGCGCTTGATATTGTGGCTGTCAATACATGCCACATTGAAGCCTAAGCATTGAGCTAGAAAGGCAGCTTTGACCATGCCAAGGTTAGGTACAGCCATGAACAGTTGTATGACATCAGCACACGCTTCCACACTGTCGTAACCTTTGGTGTCCACTATATGGTACAGCTTGCCGTACAAGAACTCTTTGTTCTCGTTTAGGTATTCGTAGCCATCAGCTTTTTTACCCCATAGGCAATCAGCTTGATAGAAGTCACGTTCAACCTTGACCATGCTGCCACGTACTGTGGACAGGCCAGCTTGTATCGTAAGCAGTACGAACAGGCCAGTGTTTACCAAGGCATCTGGGCCACGCCATTTCACGAAAGCTTTGATTTCATTTACATCACGTTGATACATTATACTAATTCTCCAATCAATGTTTCACAGGCTTCGACGATATTAGACATGCTTTCTTTTATAGAAGGCGACAGCCAATCGCCATTTGAAATAGGTTCAGCGAAGCTGTGGATACGTGTCAAGTCACGATGTATGTCACGTAAATCTTGCATCACTTGCCATGCTTCATGGGCGGCTTGTTGCTGAGCGTCAATCTTATCTAAGATTTGCATTATACTTCCTCTCCAAACATACTGTTCCATTCAGCGGGTGTAACCCCTGAGATTATAAACTCACGCTCATCGACAGAGAGGTGAGGCATGACGTTTTGGATTAACTCACCGTCAACCCATGCGTCTAATTGTGATTGTGTAATGGGCAATTCCATTACGTTAGTGTTACCAGTGAGATGTGAAGTGCGAGTAATTATCATTTTAACTTTCCTTTAGTTAGGTCCAACGTTGGACTTAAGTTTCTCATTTAAGCAGGGCAGCTTTAGCTTCATCCACATTCTCAAAGAATGAGATTGAGCGCTGACCTGTGATCTTACAAGTACGGTAAACATGCCAGAAACCATACTGATCTGTGATGACTTTAATCGTATTCATTTAACTTCCTTTCTAGTATATGTATACGTTATTTATACTTTCAATAAATATCAAGTATAAATAACTTATACTATACATAGAGTTTGTCAAGCTGGGTTCCATTCATGCTGGGGTAATTCCACAGCGGCGTCTTTTCTCTCACGAAATTCTACTTCGTAGCCTCGCTTTTCCCATCTGTCAGCACATCTGCGCATAGCTTTCCCAGCCAGTTCACAGGCACCATCATATGGCTTGGTTTCAAAGATGGTTTCACCATCATCATTTAATACAATTACAGAGTAATTCATTTGGGTTCCTTCCAACCGCTATCAATCACCATCTTGCCCATCATTGGCACAAGTGTACCTCTAGGCTTAGATGATTCCATCAGGTCATCTACACTTGTGAAAGGTTTAGGTCCAACGTTGGACTTAAGCTGTCTCGCTTCATCCAAACGCGCACGAAGGGCATTGGTACGCTGAGAGCGCACCTCTGCCTTGGTTGATGTGTGTTGCTTGTATCTCATGCCGCAGCCTTTTCTTCTGAGGCTGATACGCTGTCATATTCCATGAGCATCTCAGCAAGATCCAGAGGATCAATGTTATTTGCCATGCAAACCTTGATAAGCTTGTCGAAGACAACCTGCTTTGTGACTGGTCCAACGTCGGACTTAACAACAGCTTCGCTGGGTGTTTCAGCTTCGCTGACTGCTACAGCTTCGCTGTTTTCTGTTGTCTCAGCAACCTCTTTAGAGGTAGCATCTTTCTGCTTCATTGCTCTCTGCAAAGCAGACAGTGAAGTAAAACCTTTCTTTGAGGTTTCAATGAATGCTCTGCATTCTGATTCGTTCTCAACAAACCAAAGAGCTTCGCTCCGACGCCGTTTGTCGATCAAATGAAGATGGCAATCACGAAGCCTTTGGCTTGGGATACGATCACCACCCTCAGCTTTTAGCTCGACCATCAGCTTTCCAAGCTGTGTATCAAAGCCTTCAGCTTTGGTTGAAAGTTTGAATCTTTTCTTGTCAGCAGCTTCGATTTTAGCCCACTGTTCTGAAAGAACCTTGCCTTGATCTTCGAGGGTTGAGATGTTTTGAATTTCGAGATTTGCCATTTTGAGCTTCCTTTATCTATCTTCTATTTTTATATGAGAGAATCTATATCTCTCACAAGAAGTGAGATATAGTTCTATCATTAAAAATGTAAGAAGATAGTATAAGTTTTGGAGATTGAAAAGTTGCCTCGTGATCCTCTGCGCCCGCCGTTTCACACGCTGTTGCAAGAAATAATATTCTCTTCGATAATATTTTTCTGAAACTCATGCGCTAAACTTGCGACCTCAACTCGCAGCTTCACCACCCTAACTGTGACATTTTAGCAACATCAAAGATGTTATAGGTCCAACGTTGGACTTGACTTGAACCATTGGCAGAGCAGCACGTGGCTTGTAGGATCATGTGCATTGCCCCAGAGGGGATGGGGTAGATTATAAGCATCGTCTTGCCAACACACTAAGAGTGTGGCAAATCCCCCTATTCATTCTGTCTTTAGACAGGCAACTGATTCCATAACAGTTGTCGTAGACAAGTAAGTGGTTGTTTTTAAACACATCTACGATGTGATGGTGGAATGTGACATGCTGTTTGCTCTCACCACGCGCCATGACCTTGCATTATAGGCGCAATTGCGCGGTGAAGAGCGAGGGGCCGCAGGGGCCAGTGGGGGTAGCGTAGATAGTATGCATGAATATACACACAGATCAGGAAAATACACTGGTAACCACTTTACATATAAGGTGGTTTACACACACAATGGTTACATAGTTGTAACAATTCGTGATGAGATACACAGGTAACGTAATGTTTCAGTAGATCACATAATGTTACAGTGACGATATTAACACTTGACATATCATATTAGATGTGTAAAACTATGTAATAGTAATAGCTAAGGTGCTTACATGTACAATGTAGCATTTAAATGTCCTTACAATGTTACTCTTAAAAATAATTCCTTACAATATTACACATAACATAAACATGTACAGTGTAACACTTAAGTGTACTCCGCTTTATGCGGAGGCGTTTGTATATTAATTTAAATTAGGTATTGACAATGGCAAAGAAATCTGTAAAACTATACACAGACAATGTTCTTGAAGAGTTTTATAAACACGTATTAGACGGTAATCTTGAGAACTTGCATATCCCCCATAGTGATGTATTCTACGTAAGAGAGGCTGTACAGGCTCACTACGGTAGATCTTTTACTTTAGAGCATGTGGAGTGGGCTATGCGTGAAGAAGGATGGACAGATGCCTAAAGACCCCAGACTAGAACGTGCAGGTGTATCAGGCTTTAACAAACCTAAGCGTACACCTAACCATCCTAAGAAGTCACACGTAGTTGTAGCTAAAGAGGGTGATACGGTTAAGACTATTCGCTTTGGTGAGCAAGGCGCTAAGACTGCAGGAAAACCTAAAGCAGGTGAATCAGATAAAATGAAAAAGAAACGTGCAAGCTTTAAAGCACGTCATTCAAAGAACATAAAGCGTGGTAAGTTGAGTGCAGCTTACTGGGCTGATAAAGTTAAATGGTAAATAGAAGGAACTATACCAATGGGAAAACTACCTAAGTTTAAACAGAAACAAACAGGACAAGAGCGTGGACGTGCTGCATCAGGACGTATCTCAGCTATCACAACTAAAGCTGGTGACAAGCCACTATCAATGGCTGCGTACCGTTCATTTACAGATAAGCAACGTGCAGATGCTATGATACAGGCAGGTAAAGATTTACGTGCAGGTAAAATTACACAAAAAGAATTTGATGCTATCGAAAAGAAAATTGATGCTGCAGATGCTGCGGAAGCACAAAAGTCAGCTACAAAAGGCGCTAACACAAAAGCTGGTAATAAGAAAGTTAAACCGCTACCTAATCCTTTTGCAGATATGGCACATGGAGGCATGGCTCATAAAAAGAAAAAGTCATATGCTAAAGGTGGCTATGGTGATGGCAAGAAAAATATGTACGCAAAGGGTGGCTATGCAAACGCAGGTGCATCTGTAGGCGGCACACAGAAGTGGACGGCGGGTTAATGTGGCTTGCAGTGTTGCTGGGTTGTTATAGCCCAGCAGCAACATCTTGTGACGTAATGATACGTACCAGTGGATTGATAGCAACTGAAAAGTTGTGTCAAGAAGAAGTAGCTAATGCAGCTAAAGCTCTAGCACAACAGGGGCTATACATCCGTACAAAATGTTTTAAACTAAAGGTAGGCTCTACAGTTTAATGACTTTAATATCTCACTTTCCTTTACCTAGTTTTCCTTTTCAGACGCATGAAAACATAGTGTTTGAAAAGGCAGACAAGGATAGGTCCAGTAGAAATAATGAAGAATATAAACCTGAGCAGCCTAACAAAGTAACTCCTGATACACCAGTAGAAGATCTTAAGCTAGTGAATCAGATGTATGCTTATAACCCCAATCCAAATAAACTACGTAAACCTGACGGTCAGATCGTAGACTTTATAGTAGCGTAGGAAATAATATGTCAATAGATACACGTACATATACTACAGACACAGCAGCAGTAGCAGTAACAGCTACTTCAGGTGGCGCTAGTGCTAACTTAGTATATACGTGTCCACCTAACCACGATGCTACTATAGATTTCTTACATATTAGTAATGGTTCTAATTCTACTCATAACGCTACTGTTCAGTGGTATCATGCAGACACAAACTCATATCATCACTTAATAAATGCAAAGGCTATAGCTGGGCATGATGTATATAATATTGTAACGTCTGACAGGATTCACCTACATGCTGGCGATAAGATCTTAGCGTTTGATGGTACTAGTAGTGGGCTAGAAGTATTTATCTCTGTACGTCAGTACTATAACCCTAATAGATAATGCATAGCGGGGTTGCAAACTTGTCTATACTATGTTATAACTAAGTATGATATAACTATCTCCATAAGGGTAAGTAATTCTTACCTTAACATATATAGGAGATAGAACATGTTTAAAAAAGTACTTAATAAAATTCAAGAACATCAACAGCGCAGAGCAGACTATTGGGTTCTTCAGAATATGTCAGATAAACATCTGCATGATATGGGAATTTCTCGTGGCGAAATCTACAACAAAATCTACGGCGAAGAAAGCAAAATCCAAGGTTAATGAGGCAGGAAATTATACTAAGCCTGCTATGCGTAAACGTTTGTTTGAGCGGATTAAACGGGGAACCAAAGGCGGGAAGGCGGGTCAATGGTCTGCACGTAAAGCCCAACTCCTCGCAAGTGAATACAAAAAAGCGGGTGGGGGTTATAAATGAAGGTAGAAGCACCTAAAGGCTACCACTGGATGAAACAATCTAATGGTAGCTTTAAACTTATGAAGCACACAGGAAAGTTTGTACCACATAAAGGTGCAAGCTTGTCTGCTAATTTTGAGGTACAGAAAGTACATGGCACTAGCAAAAAGTCAAAAAAGTCTTAACAAGTGGACTAAGGAAAAGTGGCGTACTAAAAGCGGGAAGCCTAGTGCTAAAACTGGTGAACGCTATTTACCTACTAAGGCTATCAATGCTCTTAGTTCTAGTGAGTACGCAGCCACTACTAGAGCAAAACGACAAGGCACTAAGGCAGGTCAGCAGTTTGTGGCTCAACCTAAAGAGATTGCAAAGAAGACCGCTAGATACAGGCGAGGATAACTTATGACTATAGCAATGGAAAGAGTGTTAGCTTGGAAGATTATGCCAAGACTAATGATGTTAGTAATGACATGGATGTACATAGAAGTTTTGTTTTGGTTTATGGCGTTATCTTCTGCTGATATGACATCACAAGCTACTGCACTTACAGCTACTGTAACTGGTGCTATGACTGGTGCGTTTGCTGTTTGGCTGGGGCATGAAAAATGATTGGTCAAATTTTAGGCGCAGTAGGTGGGCTAGCAACTACGTACCTAGATGGTAAAGTAGCTGTACAGAAAGCTAACGCTGAGATTAAAGTTAAACAAGCTACAGGTGAGATTGATTGGGATCTTGCTGCAATACAAGCTACACAGAATAGTTGGAAAGATGAATGGATAACTTTACTTTTTTCTATTCCATTAATTCTAGCATTCTGTGGTGATTGGGGTAACAACATTGTGCAAGCTGGGTTTGCGGCACTCGAAACTATGCCATCTTGGTATCAGTATTCATTAGGTGGAATCGTTAGTGCCAGTATAGGCATTCGTTCTGTAAGTAAGTTTTTTGGAGGAAAGAAATAATGGTAGCACCGTTAGTGGTAGCAGGAGCAGCAGCCGTAGCTAGGTTTATTGCTAGTAGAGGTATGGCAGCAGCAGTTAAAAAGTATGGTAAGAAACTAGCGCAGCAAGGTGCTAAACACGCCAAAGACATGACTACTAAACCTAAAGCAGGTCAACGTCAAGTAGAACAAGCAACTAGAGGGCAACGTGCCTCACGTAAAGCGCAGCGTATTGGCTTTGGTGTAGGTGCAGCAGGTGCAGGTTTAACAGGTGCAGCTAAGATCGCTGATATGCGTAAGAAGCTTAAAGCTGAAACTGACGCTAAGAAACGCGCGCAGTTACAAGCCCGTATTGAAAAAGAAGTAGCTAAAGCTAACGCAGCTAAAACTAAAGATGCAGCTAAGATTCCTAACAAACGTCCACCCAAGAAACCTGCATTAGCAGGATCTATGCGTCCACCAAAAAGGCCCAAATAATATGCATAAAAACTTTAACAAATGTTTATCCATGTTACTTCACCATGAAGGTGGCTTTGTAAATCATCCCAAAGACCCAGGGGGTATGACTAACCTTGGTGTTACTAAAGCTGTTTACGATAAGTGGATAGGTAGAGAATCTACAGAAGAAGAGATGCGTGAGCTTACCTCAATAGATGTAGCTCCCATCTATAAGAAAAATTATTGGGATAGGGTACGAGGTGATGATCTTCCTAGCGGTGTTGACTGGTGCGCCTTTGACTGGGCCGTTAATTCTGGTAGCGGTCGCCCAGCTAAAGCTATTCAACGTGCTGTCGGAGCAACTGCAGATGGGGCTATAGGACCACGTACACTACAAGCTATTATGAATAAAGAACCTAAAGCTATTATTGAAAATGTATATACACAACGTCAAACATTTTATGAGTCGTTAAAAACATTTGAGACATTTGGTCGCGGTTGGACACGCCGTAATAAAGAAACATTGGAGCAAGCACTCCGTATGATAGAGGACTAGTATGGCACGAGAACTAACAGAGCGTCAACAAAAGTTTCTTGCAGTCCTTATGGATGAGGCAGGTGGCGATGTCACTATGGCTAAGAAGCTGGCAGGATACTCACCTAACACTACTAACACTGAAATTACTAATAGTCTTAAGGAAGAGATCCTAGATGTTACGCATAGTTATCTAGCACGTAACGTACCTAAAGCTGCTATGGCTATGGTTAGCGCTTTGTATGATCCTACTGAGTTAGGTATTCGTGATAAGATGGCAGCAGCTAAAGAGTTACTAGATCGTACTGGTTTAGTTAAAACTGAAAAGATGCAAGTAGAAGCTAAGGGTGGTGTTATGCTAATGCCAGCTAAACAAGTACAGGAAGATGATGACTAAGCCATTAGGTAAATGGAAACTACCCCAACCAACGGATCTTAAAGAAGACAATGAGTGGACACCTATTCCACGAGTAGCAAGAACAGTTCCATTTGGATATGAATTAGATCCAGAAGATGACGGAATACTATTGCCAATTAGTTTAGAACTTGATATGCTTGAGGAAGCGAAACAATATCTTAAACAGTATTCGTATCGTGAAGTAGCGAACTGGTTGACCAGAAATACAGGTAGAACTATATCGCACGTAGGACTCAAGAAACGGTTGGATAATGAACGAAGAAGAAAAAACAAAGCTGGCAGCTTACGCAGATGGGCAGACTATGCGAAAAAGGCAATCGCCAAAGCGGAAGAAATCGAAAATAGCCGCACAGGAGCCACCGCGAAAACGCAAAGCGAAAACGCCCAATCCGCAGCCTGATATAATAGAAGAGTTTACCCAGCAGGTTGAAGAAGATCATAACGTAATCTTTAAGCCTAATGTTGGACCACAAACAGACTTCTTAGCTGCAGGTGAACGTGAGGTACTATATGGTGGCTCTGCAGGTGGCGGTAAGTCCTACGCTATGTTGGCTGACCCTTTACGCTTTATGGGTCATCCAGCCTTTTCAGGATTGCTCCTACGGCATACTACAGAAGAACTAAGAGAACTTATATTTAAGTCTCAAGAAATGTACCCTAAGATCTGGCCTGGGATTAAATGGTCAGAACGTAAGATGCAGTGGACTGCACCCTCTGGTGCCAGACTGTGGATGTCTTACTTAGATAAAGAAGATGACGTACTACGTTACCAAGGTCTTGCTTTTAGTTGGATAGGCTTTGACGAACTAACTCAGTGGCCTACTCCATTCGCTTGGAATTACATGCGAAGTCGCTTGAGATCTACAGCAAGTGATTTACCAGTATACATGAGGGCTACTACAAACCCAGGAGGTAGGGGGCATCATTGGGTAAAAAAGATGTTTATTGATCCCGCCTCCTCTGGGGAATCTTTTGATGCAACTGATATTGAAACAAATGAAGTATTACGCTATCCTGCTGGACACTCAAAAGCTGGCAAACCTTTATTCAAGCGTAGGTTTATACCTGCCCGTCTTTCCGACAATCCTTACCTAGCAGAAACTGGTGATTATGAAGCAATGCTTCTGTCTTTACCAGAGCAGCAAAGAAGACAGCTACTGGAAGGTGACTGGGATATTAAAGAAGGCGCAGCATTTACTGAATTTAATAGGCAGATACATGTAGTTGAGCCATTTGCTATACCACATAACTGGGTTAAATTTAGAGCGTGTGATTACGGATATGGAAGTAAGTCAGGGGTTATTTGGTTTGCAGTATCTCCTAGTGAACAGTTAGTAGTATACAGGGAACTGTATGTAGGCAAAGTATTAGCTACAGATTTAGCTGATATGGTATTAGATGCAGAGGCTGAAGATGGCTCAATTAGATATGGTGTTTTGGATAGTTCTCTATGGCACAAGCGTGGTGATACTGGCCCGTCATTGGCTGAACAAATGATTATGAAGGGCTGTCGCTGGCGTCCATCTGACAGATCAAAAGGCTCTCGTGTAGCTGGTAAAAACGAAGTGCACAGGTGATTGC